TCTTGGCCAAGTCCTTAATAGTCTGCGTAACATCATCTGTCACATCTGGCTTAGTAAGTCCCAGCCTTGCTGTCTTAGTACTCATTAAATGTCCTTCCACTCGAACTTGAGTGATACGTCATTACCTGGATGGTTCTCGTTGTCTCCAACGTACATGTTGTTCTGCCACGTGCCACGAATGCTCTCCCACGTCTTACCTGTGTAAGCCTGCCATTTAAGGCTCTTGAGCCTGTTCTGCCCTGCTCTGGCAAGGTAGCTGAGCGTGAGCCCGTCAAAGCGATTCCACTTATCACCTGTGTAATCACGCCATAAAGCTGTGCCATAATCAGGCGTGGTGTTTACCGTGATTGTGTTCTTGCCATTGTGAAGACGTGCAGCATCGCTCGACCATACGCCAGGACTTAAGAAGAAGCTCGTGCCATTGATGTTTACGATTGCGCTCGACTGGGTTGTAATAACCGCCAAGGCGTCATGCGCAGGACCATCAACAATGTAAGACTTGCCAAGCTCGCCATTAAGCAAATACTCGACAATACCCTTGCTCTTATAAGGCTCACAAATAACCTTTACTTTGAGCGCCATGCCTTGCATGAACATCTTCTGAGTGTCAACTTCAAAGCGCCCGTGATACGTGTAGCCTTCATCCCAGGACAGCTTGAAGTCGTATGCTCTGCCATGCAGGAAGTTACGCAGTCGAGTAAGCGATTGCTCAATCTCAACCCAGTCAAGAGCTGCGTTTGGATAGCAAGTAAACTCAATTGTTCGCTTGCCAAACAATGGACGATGTGCGAACCACTCAGAGAGATCTAGAACGCCATCAGCGCCAGGAATAGTGACTTGCATTGTCTTTGGCTCTGGTGGCGTATCTACGTAGTCTGTAATAACTACACCAAACGTCTCGCAAAGCGGCGTGTCACCTACATATATCTCTAGATTCATCGACTTGCCACCACCTTGTAAGCGCCCAGGTTGGCATCCACGTAAGGAGATACGACACCGCCAACAAGTCTTGCATCCATGTAAAGCTTCATGTTCTTAAGGTCCTCACGCATATTCCTAATCTCAGCAACAACAGCGCTCTCATGGTTAGACTCATTCATTGCGTCAACCATATAGCCCTTGATGTTGTCGATTGGCAGAATCGCTTCTGGACCTGCTTCGCCGCCAACCATAGGGCGTGAGCCATTCATACCAAACATCGTCGGCTTAGTAAGAATGCCGCCCTCTGCATACCAGTCAATACTGAGATGCGGAACGGAAGGTGGAGCGATTGAGAAAGAACCAGAGATGTTGAAGTGTGGAAGCTTAATATGTGGCAACTGAATAACAAGACCAGCAAAAAAGCTCTTAATCCTGCCAGGAATACTAGAGATAAAGCTAACCATGTTGTTAAAATTGCTCTTGATGCCGTCACCAATCGAGTAACAGAAATTCTTCCATGCGAGGAATGCGGCTGTTCCAAGTGATAGTGCGGCGGCAATACCACTCATGCCATTGTGAACAACTGTTGCTAGTCCCTCGATAACGGGTCTAAGACCACCACAAATCTCACGGACAGTAACGCCAAAATTAGCTGCGTCACTACCAGCATTGGACATATCGTTACCCATGTCTTTAAAGAGAGGGGTAACAGACTGAATGCAAGCTGTGAGGTCCTTGGATATTTGGTCAATGAGTGGCTGTAGAGCGTAGAAGACACCATTAACGGTATCAATCAAGAAGCTCAGAACGCCATTCAAACCTTCCATTGCGCCACGAACAAGCGGCAGAACACTAACACCAAGCTCCATAAGTGGCTCGATAAATAGAGTAAGCGCATTCAGAATGTTTGAGAGCAAGTCCATAAAGAACTCTAGAGCAAGTGACACCTGCTCCATGTTAGCCTTGAAGATACCATTGACTTCATCAAGGGCGTTAGTATTCTCAATGATGTTATTGAAGGAATCGCCAATTCCTTTTGCAAAGTCTTCAATGGAGCCTATAAGTCCCTCAAGAGAATCAGCAACGCCATAGACATCAAAGCCTGTTGTATCGATAAAGTCACCGATAGCAACTTGGTTGTCAGATAAGAAAGACTCAATAGATCCTGTCAACTTCTCTGCGACGCTGGCCCCAAGGTCTTTAAGGTCTGTTGCCTTTGCTGCGCTCGTAAACGATGAGAACATACCTGACGCGATTGACTTAAAGTCCAAGCTCTCAACAACAGCAGCAAGCATGTTGCCAAGTTCCTCACCAATGCCCTTTGCAACATCTGGCAGCGCCTTAAAAAGTCCCTTGGTAATTCTGACGATTGTTGGAATGAGGTTCTTTGCAACCGTTCCAATAGACTTCAGAAGCTTCTCAGACATGCCTTCAATGTCGCCATTTGGGTCAGCAATGGCCGTGAGCCAGTTCTCCCAAGAAGCTTGCATCATTTGAATAGAGCCTTGGATAGTCTCTGCTGCTTCTTCAGCAGAGTTGCCCATAATGCCTTGCTGTTCCTGGATGTCGTGGATTGCCTGGACGATGTCGCCATACTTCTCAATTGTTAAGTCGCCAGCGCGTCCTTGCGCCTTCTCAAAAGCGTTAGCGTCTGCAATTAGACGCTCCATCTCTTGCTTTGTACCACCATATCCAAGCTTCAAGTTGTCAAGCATCGTGTAGTTCTGCTTCGCGAAGCCTTGATATGCGTTCTGAATGTCTTGAAGATTAGAGCCAAATATTGATGCATTGTCAGCCATGTCGGTAATTGCCATATTGCCCGCACGAGCTGCTGCAACTACATCACCACCAAAAGACTGCTTAAGCGCTGCACCCATGCTGTTGAGCTGATCCATGTACTGGTTCATCGAGACACCAGCAACGGCATAAGCTGCTTGAGCATTAGCCATTACTTGGCTGGACGCTTCGCCAAAAATCTTCTCAACGCCGCCAGAAAGCTGCTCAAAGTTTGCATACGCATCAAGGGATTGTTTACCGATAGCAATCATTGTTGCACCGATTGCAGCAACTGCCGCCGTAACTCCCAAAGCAGCAGTCTTCATACCGTCAAACGCTGCTGTTGCTACGCCTTCATTAAAGCCTTTGGTCGAGGGAATAACAGAGACGTAAGCAGAACCCACTTCTGCGTTAGCCATATTCACCTCCTAAAATTAGTGTGAGTCCCACCAGTCGTTGAATTGACTGATTGGGATTGGGTCCTTGCCATAGACCTCCTCTTTAGCGCTCTCAACGCCGGGGCGTGTGAGTGGCTTAGGCTTAGGCTGCTTCTTGGTTGTGTTAGCAGAGGAATACATCCATGTAAGCTGGCTTATCTGGTCTGAGAGCCTTGCAAGAAGTTGAGGAACAATCTCCTGCGATTCCCAGAGTGCATAGTCAATGTCATTGGGATGCGTTGCCTTCCAAAGCGTAGAAGTTTTTGGCAAGTTATTGATAAAAGAAAAGAGCGCCCTATAACTAAGGCGCTCTCCAAGGTCATCTAATGTGAAGCTTGTGAGGGTCATAAGGTCATATTCAAGCTCTCCAGTATGCTTAAGAATCACCTGCGAGAGCCAAACTATTCCCCCGCTGTAACCTCACCAGCTTCACTACGCATCTTATTCCACTCAGACATGATGGAAGATAGGTCATCAATACTAAGCTTCTCAACCTCAACAACATAAGGCTTCAAGAAGCTTACGAACCACTTAACCGCTTCCATGCTAGAAGCTTCAGCATTCTCAAGAATGCCAACACGTTCAATGTCTGCGAGAGTTAGCTGGAGAGGGATATGGCACTCTGCATCATCAACGGTAATATCAAGCGTCTTGTGGGAGGTTGAGAAGTTAAGCATTATCGAGTCACTACTCCATCATCGGTAAGGATATAGATGCTGTTACCCTGTGCATCTGGCTGGCACTGCATCTCGATTGCAAGCGAGATAGCGTCAGAAGACTGAAAATTGGTGTCTGACGGCGGGATGGCCTGACCGCGAGGAACGATAATCATCATCTTCGCAGCGCCATCCTTCATCTTGAACACCCAAGAACGAACCTCTGGAAGCCTTGCACCAATGGCAATCTTAAGCTGGTTGCCATGAGTGGTAGTTGCAGCGGTTGCAGTAACAGACTCTTTACCAAACGCGCGAGTCGCCGAGCGCTCAGACATCTCAAGCTCTGTGTACTTAATTGTGCCGTCAAACTTCTCAAGAAGTTTGCGGACAGAAGCACCGTTGGCCTCGGTAATGTCCTTAGTTGAATAGTCGGTAGACATAGAAATGCCATCGCTGGAGATATAACCAGAATCCTTAAAGGCGGCATTAAGAGCAGAGTTCAAGTCTGTTGGAAGCGCGGTGCCAACTGGAGCGTCCAGGACAGCGCCAGTAGTAGCCTGGTCTAGTGCGCCAACAAGTACTTTGGAAGCGTCAACTGCCATAGTTAATTCCTTTCATCCTTAATATTTACTGACATAGAGAATGTGACCTGCCACACAACAAAGTCGCCTTCCTGCTTGCCATAACTGAATACGTTTGGAGTGAAGACAGCATTGATATTTCTATCGGTCGGCGGGGTCACTTTAAGAGCAATAGCAATCTCATGAGCAACCTGCTCAGAGCGTGCGCTGCTCCTCGTCCATATTGATATGGTGTATTCAGGGGAATCATGCGGATAGTCCATCTCGCCGCCTGTGCGGTCGACTAATAGGAACTCGTCTGGAGTGTTTTTCTGAACTTCGGTTGAACAAGGCAAACCGATTGTGGTGTGTGCCCACTTAATGACGTGCTCCATTGAGCTGAATATCATGATTACCCCCTAGCTGCCTTTTGCAGCGTGTTATGCAGCGCATTTGAGTTGATTGCGTGTACGCTTGCTGTGTGGACTACCGCATGAGCGCGGTTCTTACCGACTGTGACCTTTACGCCATAGTCCTTTGCGCCATACATTGAAGCAGCACGAGCTCGTATCTTCTCTGCGCTCTTACGTAAGACTTCCTGCGTTTTAGAGCCAGTCAAGATTGATGTCAGCTTGTTAGCTTTATAGATCATCTTGACTGTGCCGCCAGCGTTAGAAGCCGTGAACTGCCTAACCATCTACAACTCCAAGCGGTACTAAGCAGCTCCATTTCCAACCCTTCGGAATCATCTGCTCGGGGAAGTCAACCGGAGCGCCGACAACGTTAAACCAACGCTTTCCATCCGGACTAACTTGAGCACGTCTAAGGCGCTCAGCCCATCCCCTGGGGAAGTAAGCAGTCGCTGTGACTTCAACGCCTTCAGGTCTGCTTACCTCTAAGTCCTTTGGTTGGAAGGGCGCGAATAGACATCCAGGAGCGCTTATTGGCTCTGAATACGTAAACGACTCATTGCCAAATCGGTCGGTGCCAGATGATGTGCGCTCCTTCACAAAGAGCGTCATTGTTGGCTTCATTAGTCCTCCTTTGGGAGGGGGTTAGCAAATACTGCGTACCCCTCATCGACTCCAAGAAGTGACTTCTCAAACGATGTGAAGTAGATGTCTCCTGTTGGATTTGAGTAGGATACAGAGCCGCCAAAAGGTGAAGCAGTCCAGGACTGCGACTGCACGCCGATTGGTGTTTCTGTACCAGCTTGAAGAACTCGGATTGCAACCTGGCAAACAACAAGCTTCAGAACAGCTGGGTCCTTAGACTCAACATCGCAAAGAGAGCCAACAGCAGCAGAGATAAGGGAGAGCAGATTCTCCGCTCTCCCCTCATCTGTTGCTTCTAAGGTTGGAAACATTGCTTTTAAGTCGCTTAGAGTTGCGAAGGGCTTAATCTGCCCCGCCATAATTAAGCGCTCTTAAGAACTGCGAAGCCCTTAGGGTCAATGACAGCGTAAGAGTAAACAACCTCTGCGCGGTAAGCTACCTGTCCAAGACGCTTGAGGTCGCCAAGTCCGTCTGGGTCGCCAGTCTCAATGGTCTCAATGTTGATGTCACAGACAATGCCCCACTTGATGAGGTTGAAGTCGCCCATGATAGCAAGGACCTTGGTAGCGGTCTTAGCAAGAGCACCGGAAACAGTGTTGGAAGTTGCAGCTGCAAGGCCATCGACTACGCCAGTGTTGAGGTTGATTGGAATCTCAGGGAACATGCGCAGACCGGTGTTCTTAACACGAACCTTGCGCAGACTGGAAGCATATGCTTTGGAAAGACCGATACCAGAGATAGAGTAGCCTGGGTCAACTGCATCAGCGAGTGCGTCAAGGTCAGCAGCTGGGTCAGTGGTAGCAGTGACAGCGGTTGCACCAGCGGTCAGAGCAGTCAGACCAGTAGCAGCCATACCAGTTGCAGGGTTGAGAGCGTGGAAGACAAGATAGTCAAGGCCACGTCCAAGAGCAGCAGCAGACTTGTCAACGATTGCATCAACAATCTGGAGCTGGCTGTCCTCATCTGCCCACTTAACCTCGTCAGAGAAACGGACAGTAACGGAGAGCTTCTTGATAGCGTGGTCAACTGGCTTCAGACCGACAGTCTGAGAAGAGTGCTGTGTAGACTCACCGACAATCTCAGCTTCTGGGTCCTGAGTAAACAGGATGGAAGCGCGATTGGCAAAGATTGCTGGAGAAGAAGCAGACAGAGTCTGAATGACGGAAGTGTCTGCAACCTTGGAGACAAGGTCCTTTGCAATCTCAACGGGGAGCTTGATGTTAGTAGTGTTTGTTGCTGGCATTGTTAGATCCTTTCTTAGTTACTAAATAATTGACGTGCAAGTTCAACCTTTGCGGAGTTATCTCCTGCTTCTGTTGTGAACTTGCCGGGGTTAGGAGCTTTTACTCCTGCTTTAGGCTTTAGGTGCTTGACGAGTACTTCTGCAAACTGGCGCATATCCTCTTCTGTGGAACCCACAACAAGCTCCTCCGGCACATTGAACTCAGACGCAATCTTTCTCTTCATCGAGGCTTGTTCCTCACGGGTCTTATAACCCTTTACTGCATCTTCAGCTTCCTGCGCACGTTTCTGTGCTTCTGCAAGCTCCTCTGTGGCTTTGGAGTTTGCCTTGGAACGCTTCTCCCATTTGCGTGCCTGAGCTTTCCAATAATCGACAGTGTCAGTCTCATCAAGCTGTGCAGCTTGCTCGACTTCCTCTGTAGTCTCTTGTACTTGCTCTTGCTCAGTAGTGTCTGGCATCTTATGCCCCTTTCTGTCCGTGCGGACGTTTAATAAAAAACCAGCCGTGCGGCTGGTTGATTACACAATGGATTAAATGGCTTCCCGCCTACGAATCGAACGTAGATCTAAAGAACCAGAATCTTTTGTTTTTCCGTTAAACTAGCGGGAAATGTGGTATATTAAATACAACCCCGGCGCGCATCCTCGCTCTGCAGAGAGAGAGGGCACGCCATTTTTTTATATTTCAAAAGTACTTCCGTCTTTCAAAATTACAGTGATTTTCTCGACTCCTCTCATCTTCTTTTCAGTTTCGACTAGTTGCCAATACTCATCACTTAAAGATGAATTAACATATGTTGTATTTAAGATAAGATACGATGGCTCAATTCCAATATTTTCAAACTTAGAGACAACGCTCGCACAAGATCTCTCTATTGAATTTCTTTTTGAAGATATAACGCTTTTAATCTCACCAAAGCTACCATCAATTATTGCATCAATATCCATTTTGCCACGTTTCTGATTCTTATTAGGTTCTGGTTTATTTTCAGCAAAATGGCCATCTTCAATAAGACGTATATACGCAATTAGATCTCTTTGTGTTTGTTTTTTCTTGACTAGGTCGATAGTTCTATCGCTGCTTAGAATTAACCCTTTCTCTTTAAGTGTTTGGTACACCATCCCAACAGAGCGAAAATCTCTAACGTCTATACCAAGATTGTTAAAGAATTTCTCTCCTGCGATAACATCTTTTAATTTCTCGAATATCTCATCAAACTTTTTTATCTCATCGTTTGAATACTTATTCGATTTCATCTCAGCAATAAACTGAGAATGCTCAACCTCTTGCCACTCTTTAAGATACTTCTTTGGATTATAGCCGCCGACTTTAGTATCTTGCTTACCTGCAACTATCTTACATTTACAATGGTCGTGATAATGAGAATATGCACCTGCTTCTGTATAATAAAAGCCAAGTGATGCAAGCATTGCGCAGAACGGACACTCATTTCCTTGGGGAACTCGAGCGAACTTTAACCCGTTTTTTGCCCCAACTTTTCCTGTCGTCCGATTAGCCTGCTGCAAAACCTCACTCTCAACTAAATTGCTACATGCATTTAAGAAATCTGAACCCTTAATATCGTTATTTGTGGCATAGTCTCCAACATGCTCTTTTATTTTTGTATTAACAAAAAAAGGCAGTCTAGCCATATCAGAGTTTTTAGCATCGAGACCAGTTGTGTTTGTAAAAAAATCAAGTGCAATAGAGCTTGCAGCGTCACCAAAAGAAAGTGTCGTACTAATCATTGATTTCTCAACAAGCTTGAGAAATTCTTCATCGCCCATAGCTGGGTTTGCCCTCAACCCAGCTTCCACAAGACGCTTAAAAGTTGCCTTGGACTTTTCTTGAACTTGAGATAAGCGTCTGTGATACTCCTCCATATCCTTTTTTGAAATGTCCATGACTACTCACTTTGTGCGGCAGTTCTAACCAGCTCTTGTGCTGCAAAACGCTTGCGGTCAGCTTGGAGCTCTGTGAGAACGTCATCCTTATAGCCAAGAGCTCGTAGCGGAACGTCAGAACTTGCAAGCCATGGGAAGGTAGATACCTGCTTAGTGATGGCATCAGACATCGAAACGGGTGATGGTGTCTCAGGGTTAGCGAAGACAGCCGTTGTCTCGTTGTCTCGCATGGCGCTGTAGAAGTCCAAGTCATGCTTTACTGCGAGAGCCATAGCGGAGACGTTCACAAGAGATCTCTTGCAAGAAGCAATGTAGCTTGTAATGTCAATAATTGCGTCTTCCTGGTTAGCAATAATTGCATCTGCTGAAGTTGGGTTAGCAGACGTGAAGCTAAGCGAGGAAAGAGGAACATTCGTTGCGTCTGAGAACATAGAAGCAAGCAGCTTCATATAGTCACTGTGCGGCTGCATGGTAAGCTGTGGCAGCTGGCCATAGTTTGGAATCTGCTTATTCTTGTTTGGTGTTGCCATAAATGTTGAACCGATAAACGCGCCAAAAGGCGAGTCAGCAATCTTCTGAGCAACGCTAGCATCAGCGCCAAGCAGATACTTCTGTGGAGCAGAAGCAAATGCAGCGGTCGCGCTCATGTTAAGAATCTCACGCTGTGCATCATCGACAAGGCTCATGACTGTGCGACTAATGCGGGATGTACCAAATGGGCGCTCAAGCGTTGAATGGTATGCAACAGGCTCAACGGGTACACGGCCCATTGAGTGCGATTCTTCAGTTGCAAACCATCTACCATCGAGCAAGCTGAGCGTAATGAACATATCGTCTGTGAAGACGTAGACAAGAGTTGGAGTCTTAATCGACTGTGTTCTGTTCCACTCAGCGTCAACAACTACAAGAGCAGCTTCAATGCGCTTCTTAGCGTCCGACCAGATTGCAGATGCAGCCGTTGCAGGATAACCAGAGATAACAACATCAGGCTCATTGAATTCTTGGTTGCCCTGAGTGACGCTAATGAACGCAACTGAGTGTCTAAGTGAACTCATGACAACCTTGCGCACCAAGTTCTCTAAGTCATTCTCACGAGCAATAGTACGCAGTTCTTCTTTGACTGCTGTGTCAGTTGCATTGAAGTTCTGGAATTGCACACGATCTGCCCACCAGTTGACACACTTGGCCGCCCAGTCAATCTTGGCATCAATCTTGGAAGCCAACTGAGGAAGAACAGAAACGCCAAGGTCTTTAACCTTGACATTACCGTTGTAGTAACGGTCTCTGAGAACGTTCCTTGTGTAATGCTTGCGCCAAACTGCAACAAGCTGAGAGACAACCTCTCTGTTCTCGTCCGATAGGCCAATGGCAGCAGCCATGGAAGCATCGAGTCCTCTATCCATTAAAAGAATACCTCGCCTTCATCTTCATCATCTTCATATTGCTTTGCTGCCCAAGCAGCTAATGTGGCAGCTTCAACAACCGCTGCTCTTTCACCGTCAAAACCCCAGCCACCTGTACGACCGATTGGGCGCTTGTAAGACTCAGTAACTGCCTTTGTCAGCTCATCTTCTTCTGAGTCATCTAAGGAATCAGGCTTAAACCATGTAATTGAGCCTTCATTGACTGCATCGACAAAGTCAACATTGGCTGTGATTAGGTCAGCAGCCGCTGGAATTGTCACATTGTCTTCCGGAACAGAATCAATGACGCGTCTATAGAGCGACTCAGCACCAGCTTTGCCGTCAATGATGACTGGCACCGTTTGTGCCCGCTTAGTCACAAACTCTGCAAGTGCTTGCTTGCCGCCAATTGTCGCTCTCTTGTCTACGAGCTCAACGTGTGTGCAGTCATCGTCTTTGATTGCAACGCATACAGCGAAGTAGATTCCATCAACTGAGAACTTCACTGCATATGCAGATGGCTTGCCTTGAGGTGGCGTAGACGTTGCGCATCGCTGCCATGTCTCTTTGTCAATGAGTGGTGCCCCTGCACCTCCTGCAAGCTCTTGCGGAGTGAGCCATACTCCTAGACACTCTTGAGCAAACTGCAAACTATCCATCTGAGTTCTAAGGGCTCTGAGTGCCGTAATGTTAGTAATGCCTTCTACAAGTGAGGGTGCTGCCTGATACCAACGCTCCTCATCTGTGACATCGCCGACTTCTTCAAGTCCGTACTCAATCCAGGACGTCTCAATCTCGCCTTTGTTGTTAATGGCGTCTGAGCGCATCTTGTCGAACTTATCAGCAGGAGAACCAGCACGTCTTGGAGTTCCCATATAGATAAATTGAGGGTTCTTATTAGGACCACTCGATGTAGTTGGTAACAATACTTGAACGTGTTCCGGCAAAAGCTCCTGAGCCTCATCGACCACAATCAAGTCGAAGGTATTGCCAAGATTGGCTGTCTTAGTTCTTGTAGAGAATGCTATAAAGCCTTCTCCTTTGCCTTCTGTTTGTGGCTTAAAGGTAAAGCTTTCTTGCGCGGTCTTTGATGAGACTCTTAAGAGCGAGTCATTGAAGTACTTGATACCTCGTACCTCATCGTTTGGCTTTGCGCCTAAGATATTGCGAAAGTCCTCAAGCGTCTTCATTGTCGTGTTGTAGTTGTGTGCGGTCCATAGAACGCGGTAACCAAGCATCATCGCAAGTGTGATGATGTACCACTCAACAATGGTTGTCTTGCCATTCTGCCTTGGAACAGACAAGCCGAAGATGCGCTGAGTGAACTGAAGGTCAGTGTCAACCGCCGCTAGTATTTCGAGTGCCTTGATTTGCCACTGTGCAAATTCAAAGCCACCCTCTTTAGCAAGTGCCACTACAAGCGGTGCTAGCGATTTAGTGTATGGCTTGTAAATGCAATACTTAGGCTCCAACAACGAACTTGAGGGCTTGTGCGACTGCGTCATCGTGCTTTGTCTCAACGACATCTGTTGCATCAGCTCCCTCCAGTTCAGCTATTTGCGTAACTGCTGCTCGATACTCTTTTGAAATTGCGGAAATGTTGCGTGGATCAGCAACGAGCATTTGCTCCCTGAGCAGATTGCGAAGTTCCTTCAAGCGCTCGATTGTGTTCTGTTGTTTGCGCTCTCTGAATGGCAGCGTGTGAGTAAGTGTTTCTTTATCAGGGAGCTTCTCCATCGCTGTCTTTGCTGCATTGTTCTTTTGCTGATACATGCTGTAATACTTCTGAACTACACGCACGGAACGACCGATGGTATCTGCAATAACCTTATTTGGAACGCCCTGGTCCTTAGCTTTTAGAATGTAGTTAATCTCAGTCTGAGATAGTGTCGCTCCATGCTTACTGTTCGCCATGCACGCTCCTTCCGTTCACGTGTGCATTCTCATTCGTAGCCAGCTATATTGCCCCGTCTGAAAAAATGGCTCTGTGCCGCCGAGATAGCCGCTGCTTATAGGGGGTAGGGGTTACCCTGCCCCTCATTGCTACCACTGTCTGCTTCTGAATATCTTCCCTGCACTCACATCGCATGGAATCTTGTTACTCTTCTCTCTGTTGCAGTGTCTGTGGGTAGCTTGTACGTTGTCCTGGCTAAGTGCAGCTGCTTGCCCAGACTCAAAAGGTCCTGCCCAGCAATGACGCTGAGCGTTGTAAAGTCTGAGCCAGTATCTTGATACTGGAACAACCTCATCAACTTCAAACGCATCCGGATGTCCAGCAGGTAGCGCATAGTTAATTGGTTTGCCACAAATGGCGCACGGTAGTCCTTGAGCCATGAGCCAGGCTCTCAGCTTCCGTCTTGCGTTGCCATTTCCCTGGCGAACATTCTTTGCCACTAGATCACCTTGCTAAATAAAAAAGCGCCCTGGTTTGTTACCAGAACGCTTTGTTTTGCGCGAAGCTCTACCATACATAATATTAGGTAATCGAACGACAAGAAGCGACATCATGCGTCTATTTTTATCTGCGGTTATTCTACATATTCTCACCAAACATATTAGATATGAGGTGTAATTCATCGATTGCCTTAAATGCTTCTTGTTCTATTCTCTGAAGCGTCTTAATTGAAGCTAATAGCTTTGATGATACCTCCTGCCATGGAAGACACTGCAAATATCTCCAATTAAGAGTGTCAGCATAAATGGTTCCTTTAGCTTCACAAAGACCACCATCTCCAAGCTGACTCACTCCATAAAGCAGCGTATAAGCATCATTGATATAGTCATAATTGTCATTCATTCTTTTAGACAACAATGCTTCAAGATCTATGCGCTTATCAACTTTTGCCATTGTGTCTTGATTTGAGCCTTTACTCCCACCAGCTGAATACGATTGAGCTTTTGCTCCTTCGGTCTCTTGAAGGCTCATGATCTGTTGCAATGCTCTTGTATTCTCTCTTGACGCTTCTGCTACACCATGAAAAAACTCTGACGCGGTTAAACCACTGTAATCCATAATTCTCCAAACGTAGATACGTTTAGTTAGAGTAGTTATTTAAATTATATGATTTAGCTGGCTTGATAGAGAGTTTTCAACATTATGTCTACAAGTTTTCTACAACTTATAAACATTATTGTATTGTTGGGCGGAATAATCTCTAATTTTTTATAGGAGGGTGCGCAACCGGTACGCTTGCGAGCCTTTCTCCGCCGCTTTGCGAAATTGCTTTGCGTGCAATTCGCAAGCTGCTTTCTGCTATACCGTTACGCTTTTAGATAGAAAAGCGAAGCAAGTATAGCACATCAAAAATCTCATAATGAGCGTATCGAGCGTAACGGAATTTAATGAGCGCTACCAACAAAATCTACATAATTTTTAGCCTAGTTTTCTTAATTTAGGGGTCTCAGATGACTCCAAGACCCCTTTGCGAAGGCTCTACCTAACTAATAAATAATTTAATTATTCTTTAGAACGGAATGTCCGAATCGTACAACTCTTCTTCTGGCGCCTGCGGTGCCGTGAATGAAGGCTGGCCCTGCGCGGTGGCAGCTATTGTTTGGGACTTTGAAAGAAACTCAATCTCCTCTACAACAACCTCTAGTTTGCTGCGCCTCTGACCGTCTTTGGTCTCCCACGAGCTGTAGTGTAGTTTTCCATCAATAGAAACCTTTGCACCCTTGGAAATATAGCGTGAGAGAGCTTCAGCACGCTGACCGAAAACAATGCAGTCAATGAAGTTGGGAACGTCTTGCCATTTGCCTGTTTGTGGGTTCTTGCGGCGATCATTAACGGCGACACCAAACGAAAGGATATTTGTTCCTCCTGCTGTAGAGCGGAGCTCCGGGTCTCTTGTAAGGTTTCCGGAGATATTAACGTGATTAATTGACATGTCGAACTCCTAAAAATACTTATCGATGATTTTTTCAACGTCCATCACACGAGGTGAATACGAGTAATTAGACATTTCCCAGACGAGAAACTTATGTGGAAAGCCTCTAATGTCATCACCATATAGAACTGAAACCCAGTTACCACGAGCCTTGAAATAAATGTGCTCAACACAAGCGTTGCTGCGGTCAGTCCAGGTCTTACCATAAAGCTCTAAAGCGTCACACAGTTCTTGACAGTACTTACTTCTCTCCATATATGCCCAACACCTCCAAAATCTCTTCAGGCGTTTTAGACGCTCCCGGACCGAACGCATAGTCATCTATCGAATGAATAATAGAAACTTCAAGCTTTAGTGGAAATCCTGACGAGATGCCACATTCAATGCCACCTGGCGTTATGTAGTATGAGCACATACAACAAAGTACTGACCCATCATCTAATGGAATCCAAGTTCGCTCAGTAGTAAATCCCGAATGGTCTTCCCAAGGAATATTTTGAGCATCAAGCAAGCTACGTAGATCCTTTGTAACTTTACTAATAGCCATGCTAATATCTGCCTTTCTCTAATTGTCTGATAATTACTTCTTATCTAGCACTCACTAAGGGATAAAAAGAA